AACATCAGCACCTTTAGTATTTAAGATACTTGCTAATGCTACAAATAGTAGCTCATTTTCTTTTTCAAATCTATACATAACCTTATTTTTTAATACCTAATAAAAACATAATACCACCAAACATTGCTGTAAAAGCAAATGCCATTTCATTTAATGGATCAGCAAAGTGAATGTAATTTTGAACAACGCCTGCCATTGTAAGCAAACCTAAACCTAGAGCACCTAGTGCTATTACTAAAAATTTGAAATCGATCTTTTTTAACATAACCTTTATTTTTTAGGCTCGCGCCTCATTTACCCCGTAAATATACGAACTATTCCTCGCTTCTCCAACCCTTTTTGTGTTTTTCTTTGCGATAAAATTTCTTTTTATCACGATAAGGAGCAGGCACACGTAAGGCATCTTGCCATTCATGTTGTGTTAATTGTATTTCCTTAACCTGTTTCATCATACGTAAATATACGAAGGGGATCTAGCTAAGCCAAATCCCCTCGCAATTATTGATTTAGGAGTTTTCTACTTCTTAATTCCTGCTCTATGTTGCCATTTTGTTTTGAGAGATTCTTCCATTGACATTTTATCAGCAATGTATTCATCGTAATCCTCAACCCAATCTTCATTTTCATAATCTAGATAAGCATCCTCACCATTTAAACGAATATCATTTGTTAATGAACTCATGTACATATTTAATTCAGGTTTTCCTTTTAGTGCTGTTTGAGCTTTAACAATCATTTCTGATTTTCCTTCTTCTAAACCTAAAGCATTATCTCCAGGTATGCCTAATGGGTTATCTGGATCATCTTCATAACTATCATCTTCATATCCTCCAGTAAATTGATCAGCAACCCCCGATCCTCTAAATTTATTAATCATTGCTTTTGATTCATTTCTAGAATCTAACCAATCAGCCGCATCAAAATCGTAAATGTAAACATAATCAGCTCCCATTGAATCCGCTATGGCATGAAGTTCATACATTGCTTCCTCAAAATCATCTGGAAGGTTATCTTTACCAGCTTTATCTTTATTTTTAGCATCTATTGCTCCTGTTTCAGGATCTAAGAATGAAATGTATCCTTGATTAGCAATTCTTTTTGCAGATTGAAGCTCATCATAGTGGTTATTTAATGCTACTCCTAAACTTTCAGGGTATCCATCATAGTGATTATAAGTTGAAGTTAAAACTTGATTACCAGCGGCATCTGTTTCTATCATGCCTATTAATGCTCTTGTTGCCATTTTTATTTTGTTTAATTATATGTTATAAATATTATAAATTATACTTAGATCGCCAGTTTTCAATTAAGTTTCTACCTACACCTAATTCTAACACAATCGCTTTTTCAGGTACACCTGGTAATTTATCAGCTGTTATAATATAATCAATGTTTGTATTATTCCAAACCTTCATTTTAATTTTAGCATTTGAATTTTTTGATGTTTTAAACACCATACCTACAGGTTGATTATTATATGTTTTATTTTTTTCAATCTTTACCTTTGGGTGAACATATCCTTTAGGGGGTGTATTTTCTACTTTCCAAGCACCATGAGTGTTTTTACTTCTATCAAAATGCCAGGTTTGCTTCCAACCTAATTCAGGTTTAGATGGTACATCGTAACATTCTAATACCCATTTTTCTTTTACTACTGCAGGTGCTTCTGCTGGTCTACCTCTACTCATTATCTATAAATTTTAGCTACATAATCACCTTCCATATGTGATTTTACAATATGGCAGTGTTTACAATTTAATTGGTAATTATTGGGTTGTTCTCCTTCAGGAGTATGTTTAATATCAGAATTAATATGGTCTACATCCATCATTGATGATTGCCCTTTAGTATGTAAATCTGGGTATGATATTACGGGGTCAAAACCACAACTTTCACATTGATGTTCACCTCGAGTCCATTTTTCTACTTTGTACATCAGATGGGGACGATCTAATCTAGAAGCAGCACCACATATTTGTTTATACTGAATATGAGTTGGACAATAAACATATTTCTGAGATTTATTGTAGAATTCAGTTTCGTTATTACACCAGCTAACTTTACACATTTTTCACCTCTTTAATATGTTTACATTGACGATCCTTAGCTCTCCAAACCCCGGGACAGTTACACTTATAAGTGACACCTACTTTGGTTACTTTGTAAAAATGACCAGGATCGCTGCTTGATTCAAATAACCACTCATCCTTCTGTGGTTTAGGTTTTTCAACCTGTGGTTTAACCCAATTGATATCTTCTAATGTAGTTTCAGGTAATACCTTTTGCCAAGTTGGTACAATCCACTTTTGACCATCGTTATCTGTAAATAAACTAGGGGGTAACATTTCACCTTTATAAGTGTATCTAAATACTTCTACATTAACGAATGAACCAAATCCTTTAGGGTTGAATTTAAACCCTTCACCATCGGGACGATAAATAATACGATGTCTTAGATTACCGTATTTGTTTGTATTTGTAAATTTGTATAGCATAAAACCTTAATTCCTTTATACCATAAATATACGAACTTATTTTGGGGTAACCACGCCTCTCTGAGAAACTACTTCAGCTGATTTACGATTTGCAAATTTAATGGCAGCACCTTCTTCTTGTAATTGATAAAATTTACCTATAAAAGCAGCAGTAAATGTATCCCCCGCTCCTGATACATCAATTGTATCTTGTGGGTTAGGTGATTCATATAATATTCCATTATACTCTGCTCCTCGTTTACCTAATGTAGTAATAATATTAGTAGTTGTTAGATTTGGGTTATTTAAACGTTCAGATTCATTTAATTTAACAAATGTAAAACCTTCAATTATATCATTAGTTAATTTACGTTTACTATCTAAAATGGATAATACGGATTTACGAGCAATTTCCTTTAAATCTAAATCACTTAAAAAACCTTTATTATAATCACTTACAATTACTATATCAGCTTGACCAATACTAGTATCTGTAAAGGAACTCCATTTAAAACTATCATTAAAATTATCTCCTTCATCAACACGGAGATACATATGATTAGATTTTTCTTCTACATAACGGGTTTTTGTAATATTTGGTTTTTGGTGAATTTCAGCTATTACACTTTCGGGGAATAAAGCTTTAACATTTGATGCTGTATTGCCGGCCATTCCCTCATTTTCAGTAGAGTATTTAGGGTTAATTACTGGAACTGGGGCTTCTGGTGATATTCTATTGGCATCGCAATAAATAAATCTATCAACACACGTTTCTCCTATTATTAATATTTTCATTATTTCCTTCTTCTATTAATTGTAAATCTAACGTATAACCAACACATAGAGCTTCTAAAGATACCCAATCATTTAATGTTATATCTACTAGTACATCATCAGGTATGCTATGAAAAAAGCTTATAGCATCTCCCATCATTCGTCAAATAAAGACCAGATTGGTTTTTGGGTTGGTTTTCTTTTACTAGCTGCTTTAAAACTTGGGTATGTTGTTTTAGCCCATTTATGCCATTCAGTAAATGTTTCGTAACGTTGTTTTGCTGATGTTTTACTCATCTTTTTAATTATTATTTAGTTGTTGTTTAGTTGTTGTTCTACTTTTTCCCAATATTTAAGGGTTCTATTTAATTTAGGACCTCTAGGACCTCCATTCCAACTTCTAGCAATTGCTTCAAAATCACTATCTTTATGATGAAATTCTTTCCATATCAAAAACATATGAATTGATTTTTGCCTATCAAACCTATCTTTTAAAGTAAATCGTTGATGTGAACCAATTCGTTTACAAATACGATTTACCTCTCTAACCATAATAGGTCTGATTTGTAATACACCTACTGATGGTTCTTTTAGATGTCTGTCACCAATTGCGCTGTCTATACCGCGAGATTCAACGTATATTAACGCATTAACTAAATTTTCAATGCGTTTGGGTGGTATAATAACAGGTTGTTCTATAACAACTTCTCTAATAGGTTCCAACATTATAGGTTCTAATGAAGGAGTTAAATTCCCACTACTAATAAAAAGGGAAAAACATAATAACATAACCATTTTTTTCATAACTTATTTTTTACTTGAAATTTGACCTAATATATCTGAAATGTTTATATTTTTTAATTTACTAATTGTATCAGCTATACGCTGGCAATCTTCATATTGTTCTTCTCGAACATAATGTGGTAAATTTTCTTCCAATGTTTCAGCAAAATGTTTTCTTTCAATAGTAATATCAAATACTGAACCCTCAGGTTCAATTATTACTGAAATTAAATGGATATTTTTTTTCTTGGTTTCTAAATTTGCAAATATACCATCAACTATTGCTGATGCTATTCTAAAATCTTTCTGCATAACCATTTCCTCAAATTCCTCTGTGCTATCTACTATAAATTCTGCTGCTTTCCACTTCATATTAAAATAAGTCTAAAAATCCTTTATCTATTTTCTTTTCCCGTAATATACTAAGTTTTTCTTGCTTATCCAACATTTTTGTAGCAAGCTTTTCTAAGTGTTTTTCTTTTTGAGTATCGTAATCATTAACAAGTTTATCATGTTTACGATGTTTCTTTTTTTTTAATAAAGGTATTTTTTTCCGTCCCATAATTATAATCTCGATATTATGTCGAGTTCATCATCTTTAGGGTCATCACCTAAACCTAATTCCGCTAATCGTTGTTTAGTATAATCATCTAATTCCCAATCAACTTGTGAATTATTTAATGGTTTATGGTCTTCCATCCCCTCAATTTGTTTGTCACTAAATATATCACCTATTGTTGTGAAATAACAATTATAACATAAAAATTCAACATTATTTAACCCATAATGTTTTTTATTTCCATCCTTAAAATGTAAAAGTAAGGCCATTTTGTAATCAATTACTCTTCGTTCATGATAACCACACTGATTACATTCTTCTTTTAAATATCCCTCTTCAATTAACCTATGTTTGATTTTAGATGGATTAAAAGACGATGAATCTAATCTACCTTCAATAATGTCTAAAACATTAAAATCACTTTTGCCTGGGTTTAGAAATTTAGGTATACCTTTACCTGATTGATTTTTGTGTTGCTCAAATAAATTATCATGGGTATCGCTTTCGTATAACTTTGCCCACTTCTTATAGTGCTGATATGATACATTTAGGTATCTACATGCTGCTCTATTTGATTTAGTTTTAGCCATAGCGGCTAAAATCATTTCTTTTCCAAGTGGTTTTGCTTTTGGCATTGTTAATCAGTTATATTATTGCTTCTACCTGTTGATTTTTGGTGAAAATTATATTCATCTTCATCTACAAATAAAGTTTCAATCCAGGTATCATCTTTTTCAACATTACCATGCATTATAGTAACACTACGTTTTATTCCTGTTGTAGAACAATTTGTGCAAGTTTTAGTGTTTGGTAAAATTTCTACTCGTTTTGGGTTGATTAATTCACCACAACCTATACAATATTTTTTCATTTTTTAATTTTTGTATAAATATAGGAAATTTAATCTTCTTGATTTTCAATTTCTTTTAAAATATCCCATAAATCCTCAGCACATTTTATTAAAACTTCTTTAACTTCTTCAGTTTTTTCATTACTCCATTCTAATAAACCTACTTCTCCAGTAATAAGATTCTTTCTATCCCAAACATACCAAGTTATAATTTCCGTTTTCCACTCTCCGTATTTTAAATAAATTAAATTTTCAATAATTACATAAAATTCTTCATCATATTCAGCTAAATTAATACCTACATCCTCATAAGTATTATGTCCTCTTAAGGCTACGGATTCATATAAATCTACAATTTCACAAAACAATTCCTTTTCATCTAAAGGACTAATTCGTTTTTTTATATTTAAATATTTTCCTAAATCTTTCATTTGTTGATGGAAAACATTGATAAAAATGTTTTTAAATCTAGTTTTTTAATAGCGGCAAAATATTTAGCTGCTTTTAACCTATTATCCGCCTCAACATATGAGATTGGTTCTTGGTTTTTGTCTTTTTTAAAATAAAAATTAAATTTTTTCATATGTTTTTATTTAATATATATAATATTTTTCCATTTATTTTTAAATGCAATATTTGATTGATGTTCTATTTCTTTTGAATTTTTAAGTGAACGAGATGTTTTACTTACAAAATGGTAAACATGAGCTGATGATACTTTTTTCTCAAAACCAGCAATTTTATATCTTAAATGTAAATCATCATCTTCACAAAACATTTTAAAAGTATACCCATCAATACCTATGTAATCTTCTTTCATACAACCGAAAAACAATTGTGAACCTCCATCTTCCATACATTCGTCTATAGAGCAATTTAACCATTTATCTTCATCAAATGTTTCTAAATCACTACCACAATCGTAAATTAATTTACCAGGATATGTATCTGGGAATATGGGTGGTTCTATTCTAGTATATGTAGTGATTCTACCTTTATTTATATGTTTATTCATTGTTTCTACAAACCCAGGTTTTAATACCATATCGTTATGTAGTAAAATAATTTTTTCTCCAGTTGCTCTAGCAACCGCATTGTTATAATTTATCCCTAAACTAACATCATCATTAATTTCTACAATCAATTCAACTTCATCTCTATTAGGATATAGTTTATTAATATTACTAATAATATTATCAGTATATTTTTTATGTTTTGATGTTGCTGGGATTATTAATGAGGTCATTTAGTTTGATTTGGTTACTGCTTTGCCTTCTCCTAAATCAACCCAATCTTGTTCGGGTCTAACTTCTAGATTAGTCTTCCATCCTGCTTCCAATGTATTTAAGGGTACCCCTAATTCTCTACCTAAACTAGTAATTGCATTTACATCTTTAGGAAAACAAACACCACCATAACCTAATTTACCATCAGGACCTGGTACGTGTAAGTGTGAGTCACCTATTCTACAATCCGAAGCAAACCCAAATGAAGCATCTTTCCAATTAGTACCTAAAGCATCTGATAGACGTTTAAATTCATTCATAATTGATACTTTAGTGGCAAAAAATGAATTATTCATGTATTTGATTAATTCGGCTGTAGTAGGGTCTGTATGAATAATATTGCGATTCATAAAACGCTGGTTAAATAAATCTTCTACTCTTTTAGTTAATTTTATATCACCTCCAAATATAATACGAGCTTGTGTTAACATATCTAATTTGGCTGTACGTTGGGTTAAAAACTCAGGACAAAATATAATATCTAATGATGGGTATCTTTTTTGTATTTTTTCTGTAGTACCTGGGAGGATTGTTGATTTTATAATATAAATAGGACCAGATTTAGCATTACTAAATACTTCTTTTATATATGAAACATCTTGTTTTCCATTTTCATACATGGGGGTTGGAACAGCTACAAATACAAAATCACATTGATAAACTTCTTCTAATGTAGCATTAGATTTTAATGGATCTATATCATAAACTTTTAGTTCAGCAATTGGACTAAAAGCAAATGATTGGGCTTCACCTACAAATCCATGACCTATAACTCCTACTTTATATTGTTTCATAAAATAAATTTTGTTTTTCTTGTTTTTCTATTGTTTTATCATGTCGTAATGCTAATTCTGTTTCTTCCATAGGTAAATGAGCAAAGGTAGCATGCCCAATAATTTTTTCATGAACGTTCCCATGCCATTGAATTCTAGGATCCTTTTTATAGATTCTCCATTGGAAGTCTGGGTAGTTAATCCATCCTTGTTCATTTACATTCCATCCCCATTTTTGGATATGTTCTTCAGTTAACCCTTCTACTGTGTTAATACGAGGTACTCGAATTAAATCTACATTATTAGATTCAATTATTTGGGGAATTATTTTTATCATATATTCAGTAGGCATTTCATCAGCATCTATTTGAAATATATAATCACCATTACATGAATTATTTAATATGTTCTTCCATCTAGCAAAATCACCATTAAATTTTTGTTCTGAGAGGATAATATGATTATTAGAACTTAATTTATGTAAGTATCCTAATAATTCAGATGTTGGTGAATTTTTTGATAAATCAACTAATACTACAACTTCATCTTGGGGACGTTTTTTAGCTATAATAAAAGGTAATAATCTTTGAATTTCTAAAAATTCATCACATACTGTTATTGCGTAACTTAATTTCATCTAATAATTTTTTTACTTCTATATTTTTATTACAAAATACTAATTTAATAGTACGTATTCCTTTATTATGTAGATGTTCTAAATTATCTATTAATTTATCTAACTCACTCATTATTCAGGTAATACCCCAATATATGAAAGAGCATCCATATAATCACGTTCACTATATGAAGATATTGTAGTCATATCCATTCTCCATTCATAATATTTTCCTTCTTTACCTGGGATTGGATATTTGGTTTTTTCTTCTTCTGTTACTAGGACTGCTTTAACAGCACTCCATTTCCAATCTGATTGGGAAGAACCATTAGCAAATACCATCCCTTGATTAGGTACATTAACAGCAGATGGAAACCAATTTAATTCATTTTCATCAGTATAGATTAAATCTTTATATAATTCTGGAAGTGAGAGTAATTGTTCATTATAAAATTCTTCATCTTCCTTCATAAGTGAATTCGTTTGAAAACCACACCCATAACAAAGGTATGATTTTATATCTTGATTTACTTCGTCTACGTAACACGCATCCGATTCACAGCGAGGGCAATTTATTAAGTTATCCATTTGGTATATTTAATTTAATTTGTTTTGGAAAAGTAGGTATGTTTTTATCTAATATTGAAGATAATAAATCTTTCATAACATCCCAACTATATTCTGTTTTACTTTTATGTGATTGGCGTTTACCTAAATCTTTATATTTTTTATAATTTTTAAACACTTCAGTAAGTGAATTACCAATTTGTCCATGATTAGGATTAAACCATTGAGATTCGGCTAATAAAAATTTATTTGCTGAAGATGGATGTACATTTTTTAATTCTCCTCCAATAATAATATTAAATTCAGGATTTAAAAAATCCATATGTCCACTCCAACCACTGACTATAATTGGTTTTTTACTTAAACTAAATTCAAGTAATGGACGTCCATAACCTTCACCTTTAGTTAAACTAACCATAGCTTTTACTTTAGAATGATTATATAACTCATTCATTTCAGTATCAGTCAAATCACCATGTAATAAATAAATATTAGGTAAATCTGTTGAATTTACTGTTTGTTTAATACTATTTATACGTTTTAGCACTTCATCTCTATCCATATGGGAAGCACCTACAATAGAGGTTTTTAAAATTAATGCTGGTTTTTTCGATTTATTTTTGAAGGTTTCAAAAAATGCTTTAACTAATAAACCAACATTTTTTCTATCTTCACCTATATCTCCTGGTAACCAATGTCCTACAAATAAGTAAGCAAAATCTTCCTTAATATTAATATCTAATGAACAGGGTGTGTTAATTACTTTATATGTATCTAAATCAGCACCTTCCATTAAAACCTCAATTGGTTTTTCAACTTTGGTTGTACCTAGAACTTTACCATTATTATCTTTCTTTTCAAATTGAGAATTTAAAAATACATTCTTTGAATGATTAGATGATGTTAAAGTAATATCCATTCTATTTACTCCTTCTACAAATTCCCCAGGTACTACTGTTGTTTCAATTCCTGCTGTTACCCCAATATTGTAATTTCCTACTGGTTGAAATTCATTAGGAACTGTTATTTGCATCCAAATATCTGGTTTTGATGTTAAGGGGGATGGAATTACTAATTCTAGTAAATCAGTAAATTGAGGGTTTTCTTTACAAAATCCAAATGGAGTATTACCCCAACGTTGAGAGAGTAATTTAACATCATATTTGTCTGTGGCTATTATTGCTTTAATAACATCACGTGATCTTGCTCCATACCCACTAAAGGTATCAAATGGAGAACTAATTATAAATGTAGGTTTCATTAATATAACAATTTATGGGGTACAACTTTCTTTTTCACTTCATTAGTATTGATAAACTCATACTTAGGTCTTGGTTTCCAAGTTTTAAATAAGGTATTAAATGCTTCTATAACCCTATCGGCTTGATGTTCAGATGTAAAACCAGCTTCATTACTTATAGCCCATTCTCTACCTTTAATTCCATATTCTTTCCTGTTTTTAATAGAATACCAATCAAATATAGCATATGATGCCTCCTCAGGACTACATCTATCATCCCATATATAAGGAGTTTTAGGTGATCCTTGCATTGACCTACTTGTTGGGAATATGGGTTTAACCCATTCACCACAATTTTTATAAGTACCTCTATGGTTTGAAGGTATATTTTCGTCTGGGGTAAACCAATTATCTTTTTTATCTAAGAATCTCATTTGATCCTGCATACCACCAGTTACATTTGCTATAAGTGGAGTACCAGTTAATAACGCTTCGGTTAATGATAATCCCCACCCTTCATTTGAACTTAATAATATTTGTACATCAGCCATATTATATAACCAATTCATTTGTTCAGTAGCAAATTTACCTTCAGTAAAAATTACATTATCCATAAATCCATCGAATAATAATTCTTTTACTGCTAATAAATCAGTTCCGTGGTCACTTACTTTATCTGTGTGTAATAATATAGCACATTTATCTGCTTGTTCTTTAGGTAGTTTATCTAAAAAATATCTAAAGGCTAATAATGTGTCTGGGATTTGCTTACGTCTAATATTTCTAGAATTAAAAAACAGAACGAATTCAAATTCTTTTTTAGTAAATATAGATTTTTTAAATTCAATAAAATCTTTACTAAGTAACTCACTTTCAGACATAGGATAGAATTTATCTTTATCTAATCCATGGGGAATATAACGAAGTACTTTACTATCAGCTTTATCGTCTAATACCAGTCTATTAATGTTTACCGTTTGTTTACTAATACCCATCAACAAATCACACGCTTCATAAAATGCTGAATTATATAACGGAGCTGGATAATCATCCCATATGTTTAGATATGTAATAGGTATTTGTTTACGTATTTCATTTTCCATTTGGAATATAAATTCAAAATACCTTGGATCTGTAATTAACATTATAGCATCCGGATTTTCCAATTTAATTATTTCCCTAATATGATCTGGAGTACCATAACCATCTACAGGATATAACATAGTATAAGCATCATCTATACCAGCATTTTTACTAGTATCTGCTGATAAATCTAAACGTTTATTTTTATCTGGATGGGATACGGAACCTGCTAAGTTAACCCAATTAAAATGATGGGATGTTTTTACAACTATTTCCCTTGCTACTGTTGCTACACCTGAATGGACTCTAATATCATCACAGATGAGTAAAATTTTCTTCCTCTTATCTTGGGGAAGGTGTTCAAAACTACTTTTCATTAATTTAATCGTATTATTCGTTTATATCTAAATTAGTGTGACTATGGACTTTCTTACGAAAATCTTCATCAGTAAGATACAAATGGATAGTGCGGTCGGCAAGTTTTTGTAAAGAAAATTTATATCTTACACAAGATATTTTAAATTCTTCAAATAATTCGGATTGAACTTTAACCGATGTTAGTGTCATGTCTTTTTTACTCATAATCTTTATTATTAATTAATTTTTTATATACATATATGCGGATTCTTAAGAAATACCAACATTACATAATTCTTTTTTATTTTTATATGGACAAAAACCACAATTCCATTTTGATGGGTTTGGGGATAATATTACTTCTTTAAACTTAGCATCCTTAGTAAATACATCTTCAATAAATTCATTCATTGCTTTTTCAGCACGACTCATTTTTATTTTACCAGATGCTGGTTTGAATATTTGGATACGAGGAATAACATAATCCTCACTCTCATACAATTTACGTTTAACTATAAAAAATTCAACATTGATATTTTCTACTGGGAAGTTATATTGTTCTGCGAATAACTTTTTATATAAAATTAATTGGAATTGTTTATCCTCATCTTTTTTAGCCTTATCATTCCATCCACGAGTTGATGTTTTTATATCGATTATTTTAATAGTGTTAGTTGGTTCGTGGTACATGACAACATCCAGATAACCGCGATATAATACGTTTTTATACGTGGGATTAGGTGAAACTAATAATGGTAATTCACATTGAACCAATTTCCATCCTTTTTTATTAAAATATGACCCTCGTTTTTTCTTAAAATAAGTTAATATATTAATCCCATCATCATAGAATTCCTTCATTTCAGCTGGGTTGCTAAAATGAACATTTTTATTTGACTTATAATCTTTTAGGTATGTTTCTCTAAAACGTTCTTCAAAATAATCTTCAATATTAATCCTATCAGCCTCAGCACCACTAACATCATACATTGTATCTAAATAATGTTGGATAGCTTCGTGGATTGCTGTTCCAAAAGTCATATGGATGGATTGTTCGGATATTTTATGTCCGTCTCTGTATTGAAGTGCCCATTTTTTAGGGCAGCTTCTATACATTGACATTTGGGAAAAAGAAATTGCCTTTTCGTACCCGTAATTTACTTCACGTTCAGACTTTTTTCTTATTTCTCTTATTAGAGGTAAAACCTTTTTCTTTTTAGCCAAAATTATATTTTTAAGTCATCTCTAGAACCTCCATGAGTTCCCTCTGTTAATTTAACCGCAATGATATCTGATATATGTAATTCTGGGATTGCTTCTCTTAGTGAGACTGCTGTTCTATAATCAGCACTACTCCATTCATCCCAATAAGTATAATCTTGATATTTTGAATGAAAACACATAGATACACTACTTACCTGTCTGTGAACAAAAGGAAAACCATGTCTATAAGCTTTTACTCGTCTATCATCTGGGATTAAATCTCCATTTGGGTAGGTAAATCTGAATATATGAAAAGTATCTTCATCATATTCATTTATTTCACTTACTACTTGATCTAATACATGGTTTCCATTTAATTGATCATCATCATCAACGTACATAACCCAGCCTGGTTGGATTGCTCGTTCAGCAATTTTCATATACCAATTATAAGGGGCGTGAATAGCATATTCTCTCCAAGTATGAGTGCCTGTCAAATGGTATCTGATGTTTCCTTCTTGCCATTCATATTTATCAGGTTCAACTTCTTTATGTTCAGTCATATACCTATTATTATCATGATCCTCATCATGATTTAAGGCTCTATAATCTAAAAATTCATGATTTGGTGTTAAATATCCTTCAGTTTTAACATTATGATTCCAACATACTTTTAATCCTGGAATTCTTGCTTTATGTGGGACTTTAACTAAAGTTAGATTATCATATTGTTGTAATTCTTCATACATTTCTGGGGTCTCATATGTTACAATATGATTTATATTTTTATAAGTTTGGTTATGAATTGAATCATAATTTAACTTGAAAAAATTAGGACGTGATGCTCTTGTAATAATATTAATTACAGGTTGGTCTTTTTTATTTTTAAATAATTTTTCTAACATAATTTATTTCCATTTATTTCTCATTACCAACATAGCAATGATTCCATAATTAGCAATATCTATAAAACTATCAATCATTGCTTCACCTTGAACGTAATTTTTACCTTGGCGTTTTAACATATTTTTTAGGCGATTGATTTTATCATTACAACGTAACCAAATACCTGTAAGGGAAAGATTTTTATCTTCTTTAGTAGATAAATCGGAACCTAAAGAAATGTTTGATAATCCATAATCTAACATTTTAGAAGCAAATAATTCGTATTGTTCTTTTTGAACTGCTTGAAATTCCTCGGCTAATTCAGGATATAATCTTTCAAAATCCCCTATTGTTGAACCTATAATTTCATCATAGCTTGCTTTACTTTCGACATATGATCCTTTTTTATATTCTACTTTAGGATCTTCTGTTGAATTAGAATACCAAAGGGTTTTATCATCTATACTTTTACCTGGCATGTTTTTATATTTTTGATTCTTTAATTAATTTTTTTATTTTTTTATCTTCAATACCCATCTCAAAAAGGATATCTTGTATTCCTGTTTTTTGGAGGATATCAATATAATGATTAGCTTCACGTAATCCACATTCAAAATAAGTAGCTACATATTCCTTAATATCTTTACTAACTTTTTTATTTTGGTTTTTAATATATTTTAAAAACATTTTTTTCTTAGGTAGCATAGTTTTGTATATAGTATAAATCTTTTCACTCTCAGTCATTGGTAACTTTTGAGCAATGTTTGCTATATCAATATACCCATAATACATGCTTACATATCTATGGACAATATAAGGACTAAATGAAGACTGTTCATCATCCGTAAATGAATCCCAGTCTCGTTTAGTGTAAGTAATCTCGTTAAGCCAATCAAAAAGATTCATTAAGCGTATTCTTCTCTTAATTCTTTTGGTAATGTATCTTGTAAAATATTTCCTGTTTCAGGGTCATAAAATACTGGGATTGGGATGAGTCCATCTTCATCTGCTCCTACTACGAAACGAGATACTTTACGGAGGATTACTCCTTGTTGCCAAATTTTACTCCCACTTGGAGTATCGACTGCTGTTGTTTTGCTCAAATCAATTTGAGGTTGTTGTGGTTGATTCATTTTTATTTATTATTTAATTATATCCATTTGTTTCTTTTAAAGTAGGCAAACATTCCTCCTATTGTAATAATTGTTAATCCTAAAAATACCCAGAATCCATTATCATCTGATATTAAAGGTACGTCATCAAAATTCATTCCCCAAAGTCCAGTATAAAACGATAAAGGAAGAAATATTGTAGACCATACTGTTAAAATATTAATTCTACGATTCATAAGATCATTATGTCTTTTTTCAATCATAGATTCTAACACTTCAAAAATTTGAATTAAATCAAGGTATTCTCCTTTTAATAATTCTCGCTTTAAATTGTAAAAATCATTGGTATCATAATCTTTATTTTCAAAGATTACAACTTCATAATACTCGAGTGCTTTTTTTAATTGTTCTTTTTCCATAAATCTAAAGTCCATAAAGATGATTCTATAAAATATAAAATACCAGTTAATATCATTCCATAATGAGTCCAAGTACCACTATGCCCTGTAGTAAAATCAGCATAAATTGAAGGTATGGCTGAACCCATAATTGATAAACTAAATAATAGTTTGGTGTATTTGTGTTCTAGGAATTGTTTCATTTATATTCTTGTCTTAAGGTACAAATTGGATTCCAATAAACTTTATTATTAGGATGCCAATAATATTCTCCATCTTGTCTTTGGGTTTCTATACTATCAATATGAGGAATATCCATTGGGTGAGTGGATATACTACAAAAATTGTTTAATATTTTAAATGAATCCATAGCCACATGGATCCCATATTCATCACCCCTTGGGTTATTAAAAAATGAGTAAACACCATCTGGTTTGAGCATATTAACAATATTAGAATCAAATTTCATTTGGTCTTCAGCCCAAGTATCAAAGTAAATACCATCAAATTTAGGTAAATGGTATATTACTTCTTGCCAAGGTTTAAAAATAACTTTAACGTGAGGTTTTTTTAACCAACCATCTTCAATAATTTTTCTTTGAACATCAGGATGACCTTCAATAATCCAATGAGTCCTAGGTCTGTGTTCTTCAATATAGGTATCTATAATACCCATTCCAAAACCTACGTTAAGTACATCACCTCCGTTTCTACAAATGGTTTCGGCTCCTATTTTCATTAGTTCATCCTCCCATTCCATCATAACAGAATGACCATTACTATCTAACAAACGACCATCGTCTGTATATGTTAATTTTTCATTCCGATAGCTTTCGTTCATTTTAATTCAATTAATTTAGCTATAAGAGCCATTATGTTAATTTCTTTATCAATCCTAAAATTAGACTGATAGCTATACTCGTTGATGTAAATAGCAACCATTCCTTCGTTACCATCTGCGTATGTAGAAGCATTATCATAAAGATAACGATAAAGACCCTCAAAATCACTAATATTCGCATTTGCTATAATTTGTCTAATTGTTTTCCAATTTGGTTTAGAAGTAGATAATTCTTTTACTACTTGAGGCATATAATTAGAACTTACAATTACCGATTTATCAATTATTAATTTATTATCTTGAGTTGATAATTGTGCTGTGTTGAGCATTTTTCTCAAATCAGGATAAAATTGATTTACTAATACTTTAATATCATCAATTTCATATTCTACCTCTTCCTTTTCAATAATACTAGCAACATGCTTAGCAATATCTGCTTTAGATGGAGGGACAATCTTTAATACCTGACAACGAGATTGTAATGGGTCAATAATACGTTCTACAAAGTTACAAGTTAAAATAAAACGTGTAGTACGTGAATATGTTTCTATTACATTCCTAAGAGCAGCTTGACCTTGAATTGTGATAAAATCAGCCTCATCTAATATAACTACTTTAATCGATTTAAAGGACGCAGCACTAGCAAAACCTGATACTTTATCTCTGATAGTGTCGATACCACGTTCATCACTAGCGTTGATGTAAATATAATCACAATCCAAATTGTTAACAATAAGCTTAGCCAAAGTCGTTTTCCCAGTTCCAGCCGGTCCTGAGAAAATGAAATTTTGAATGTCATTTTGGTCAAGATATTGTTGGATTGTTTTTTTAATATTTTCATTACCGACATAACCATTTAAATCAGTACTTCTATATTTTTCAACCCATAAGGAATGTTGTTTAGACTTCATAATCTCCGTATATTGAATATTTCTTTGGTTTAGGTTCTTTAATCTCTACTTCTTCCGGGAATATAGCGAAGAGCTTACCCTTAGCCAAATCTAAACGAAAGGCTTTGGGTTTGTCTTCTGCTACTTGGAACCAGGATTCTAAAGCTTCTGTTATAGATTTTTGAACACCTTTAACACCTTCAACTTCCCAATGATCCCCTGGGGGTACTCTATCTGCTATTTTTAATAGCTTTTCCTTAATTTCTGTTTTCATTACATCATTCCTCCCATCATTCCTGCCATAGGATCAGCATCATCTTTACTATCAGGATTATCAACTACAACACATTCAGTTAATAAAATAGTTCCTGCTACAGATGCTGCATTTTCAAGGGCAGTACGAGTTACTTTTGACGGATCAATAATACCTGCCTCTTTCATATTAACCACAGATTCTGTTTTAATATTATAACCAATCCATGTATCATTACCTGAGTTAATTAGGTGTTCTTTAGCTAACATTTGGGCATCTACTGAAGTGTATCCGGCATTAGTAAGAATTTGTTCAAATGGTTTACCACAAGCTTGATATACAATTCTAGAACCAATACTATCTTGTGAAATTACTTCACGAGCATATAATAAAGCAGAACCACCTCCAGGTACAATACCTTCTTCAAGTGCTGCTTTTGTAGCATGTAAAGCATCATCTACACGATCTTTTTTCTCTTTCATTTCGGTTTCAGTTAATCCACCTACGTGTACTACTGCTACTCCTCCGACAAATTTCGCGAGTCTTTCTTGGAGTTTTTCTTGTTCGAAAGAGGATGTTGCTTTTTCAATTTGGTATTGTATTTCTTCAATACGTGTTTGTATTGATTCAGCTGATCCTTTTCCATCGACGATTGTTGTTTCATCTTTTGTTACTGTTACTGCACGTGCTTCTCCAAACCAATCCCAAGTGAATTTTTCAAGTTTCATACCTTTTTCAGTACTAAACACTTGTCCACCAGTCAGAACAGCCATGTCTTCTAAAATTAATTTTCTACGATCTCCAAAGTCTGGGGCTTTTACTGCTGCTACTTTAATTGTACCTCTCATTTTATTAACAATAAGAGTTGCTAATGCTTCACTATCAATATCTTCAGCTACAATGAGTAGTGATTTATTTTGATTAGAAACAGCTTCTAAAATTGGTAATAATTCTTTTACTTGAGTAATTTTCTTATCTGCTATCAATACAAGTGTATCCTCTAAATTACAAGTCATTGTATTATTATCAGTTACAAAATAATGTGATTTATAACCTCTATCAAACTGCATACCTTCTACTGTTTCTAGATATGTCTCACCTGTTTTAGATTCTTCAATAGTTACTACTCCTTCACGACCTACTTTACCCATTGCGGTTGCAATAAGTTCTCCTACTTCTTCATCATTATTTGCGGAGATAGTAGCTACTTGTTTTAGTTGCTCTTCTGATGAAATATCTTCTGATATATTTTTACGGATAGATTTCACTACTTCGGTAACGGCTTTATCTATTTCACGCTTAATCTCAACTGCATTAGCACCATTGTTAAGGTGGTTAAGACCTGCTTTTACCATTTCACGGGCTAGTAAGGTTGAAGTTGTTGTTCCATCTCCAGCAACATCAGCTGTTTTGATAGCAGCTTGTTTTACCATCTGTACTCCTACTTCTTCAACATTATCTTCTAATGAAATAGATTTTGCTACAGTTACACCATCTTTAGTTGATTGAGGATAACCTTGTGAGTTTGAAATAACTACGTTACGACCATTTGGTCCTAAAGTTGCTACTACAGCGTCTGCTAATTTATCAATACCTGAGACCAGTTGTTTACGTGCATCGGGTCCGAATTCAATTATTTTACTCATATTTATTTATTAATTTTTGCTAAAATGTCATTTTCTTTACCTATTAAATACTCAATACCTTCCCATTCGAATTTAGTAAAACCCATTGTAGGTAATACTACTGTATCTCCAATTTTAGATACTGTTTCGATAAATGTTCCTGTAACTGAATGATGACCAGGACCAACAGCAACAACTTCTGCTGTTTGGTTTTTTTCTTTACCCATATCTGGGACTACAATGTTACCATACATTGATTCTTCAAATTCTACGGGTTTTACTACAACCGCATTGAATAGTGCTTCTAATTTCATATTTCTATTTTATTTATTGTTTTATTTATTGTTTCTTGTTGTTTATTATATTCATTTAAATATTCCATAACAGATGAATATTCTTCTTTTAAATCAACTTTAGCTTGGGATATTTTTTTAAGAGCACCAGCTATTGAACTATAATGACCTAAAGGTTTTTCATAGTTTTTACCTTGATTACCATTGTCTTTTTTTCCAAATTTACCAATGTTTTTCTCATCAGGTGTAATAGTTTCCATTACTGTGTAACAGTATTGGTCTTTAGAAATGAAAAAAGGTTCGAGTGATGGGTCTTTAATTGTTGTGTTGTTTGCCATATAACTTTATTTTTATTTATAACGTAAATATACGAACAAAATCGCGCTAGGGCACGTTTTAATTGTAAGTAATTTATTTAATTTTAATGGTTTTTGGTAATGATTCCTCAGATACTGGGATATGGAGCTTTAATAATCCATGTTCCATTTCAGCGTTAATTTTTGTTAAATTATACTTTGGAGAAATTTTATATCCTAAGTCAAATGACTTTTTAGATAAACCATGATAAATATAACCTGAGAAATCTAATTCTCCTTCTGGTTTTTTATAACTAATTTTTAATAAATCTCCCTCAACACTAATAGAAACATCTTCTTTAGTGAGACCAGTACAAGCGACTTCAAAGTGTAAGCCTTCATCGTTGTAATAAATGTCTAAGGGGTGGGGTTGTTTTGAATTGAATGCCGGAGCAAATTGTTCTTCAGCGTTGAAGAAATTTCGAAATAGAATGTCGAACGGATTACGTTCATTAATTTTTAATGTACTCATATCATTTTTTTTTATTTGTGAGTGCCTAAGCTACTCGGGTTTAACTTTAAAAAATATAACTTCGTGCCCTAGCTACAATTTTATATTTTCTATACATATATTAAAATTAAGGAATTAATAAATAATTTTTATAAGTTCCTTTTACTTGAATTTTATAATTTAAGTTATTAATTAAATAATTAACAGTTTTCTCAGTAAAATCTTCTATCCATATTACAGGTTTATTTTTTATAATAGTTTTTATAGATCCTTCTATTGCTGATAATTCATGTCCTTCGATGTCTATTTTAATAAATGAAATGTTTTGAATATTTAAAGAATCTAACGTCATAATTGGGCATTTTTCACCAATTTTTGATATGGATGCTCCTCCTTTATTTGAGTTATTATTACTAGATACATGAACTATACCTTCAGTACTTCCTAAAGCTAATTTAAAAGGATAAATATTTGGGTATGGTTTAATATTATATGATAATAAATTATAATTTAAGGAAAAAGGTTCGAAAGAAAAAACTTCAATATTTTTGTAATATGAAGAAAACATTATAGAATGATTCCCAATATTAGCGCCAATGTCTAAAAATACTCCTTTATTAGGAATAAAACTTTTAAAATTATTAAAAATATCAATTTCGTAAAATTGATTTGTGTTTTTAATTATAGAAGAAATTAAATCATTTTCATGAATTAAAAAATCTTGACCTTGAAATGTTATATTTTTTACCATGTCTTATTTTTTCATTTACTTATTTTTCTTTTGATACAAGATAATAACTACTTTTTAAATTATCACCTGTAAATTCAAGTTTCATAATACCTTCTAAATCAATACTCATAGTACCCGAAACCATATCTTTATTACAATACATAATTTCTTTAATCATATTTGAATTATAATGTGGTAAATCAGGTTTATCTAATTGTTTAAATACTTCAGATATGTTAACATCTGATAGGAAGAATGATACTTTGTTTGAATGTTCAATATTACCTCCAAAACACATTTCTACTCTATCCTCACCATCATCATTGGGATTTGGACGAATTACTACTGTATCTGTATCTACTAATGCTCCTTTAGCTTTAACTATAGCACCTATACTTTCATTATCTAATTCAGATATTTCAGTAAAATTAGGTTCCATTTGTAAACCACCTGCTCTAGGTACTAACATTAAATCAGCTAATGAATAATCAAGGGTATAATTATTATCAGATAATATTAATTTGGTTATAAGGTTATGTTGTTTTTTATAACTTAATTCTACATAACCATTTGTAATAGAAATCAGTTTATTTAACTGAGATGTATTGCTTAGGGCAATAGTAGAATCCTCAAGTGGGAAACCTGTAAATTCTAGATTACCAATCATTTCCTTTGAGGGTGAATTAAAACCAATACTTAGGTTTTGGTCTTTAATATCCCAACGTACAGCTTCGATCATACCATTTAAATGATATTTTGAAATAATACTTACTAAATTTAACTTATCTATCATATTTTAAAATTGAAAAAATTTATTTACTTTTGCGTTAAATACTGGCATTCCCCATCCAATATCCATATACACATTTTCTAGTTTATTTTTAATTACTGAATCAAATAATCCATCTCTATCTATATATTTTTCAATAAATTCTAGTATCTCAGGAGGATCATTATAACCATTAAAACCAATTACCTCTATACGATACGGATTATTTTTTAATTTGGCAATGTACATTTTATCTCCTATTTGAAATGTTGGGAAATTTGTATCTTGCTTTTTAAAACGTAACATATCATTATAAAATATAGCTGCTTTGGTGTTAATAGGACATTTTAACTTTAATTTAGAAAATATTTCACCAGCATTTGGAGGACCAGCAATGTATTCCTTCATTTTCTTAAGTCCCGTAGGTTTTAGAATACGTTTCCAATCTACTGTTCTAAGTGATTCTCTAAACTCTAATACTTCCTTATCAATTTGAGCTTTGGGTTTACCAAACATAATTTCTGTTAAAATATGTTCTCCAAATTCCTTAAACATAGGTGGAAAATTAGATTTCATTAGATCTAGACCTTTCATATCTAGTTCATTTGTAGTAACACCTTCTTTATTTACAATGTATTGAGCATATCTACGTTTACCAGCAAAATAACCTCGTTCAAGTACAACCTCTTGTTTTAATTCAAAATAATGAGGTTCATTTGGGTAATCAATATTGAATAAATCTTTAACTAAAGTATGCATATACTCATTAGCTAATTCCTGTACTTCACTTGCTATTTCTAATACAACTTTAATCCATTCATCCTTATCAGCATTTACTAATTCAGGGTTCATTTGTAATGCTAACTCCTTTACTTGAACAAATAATGAATCAGTATCTGATGTTACAACATAATCTATATTATCAGTTCCTAGTTTTTTATTCATCCATTCATTAACAAATGTTATAGAATCCTGTGTTAATCGTTGTCCAGTTAATGTAATTGCCTTACTAATAAATTTATGTCCATCTGTATATCTCCATCCATTAATAGCGAATACACCATAAACATCATTTAATTTAATTTTATACGCGTGTTGACGTTTATTATAAAACTCACCCTTAACGGTATCGCCCGCCTTATATGCTTTTTTCATTAACGCCTTATATTCCTGACGTTTAGCAAACCAATCAGCTAAAATTTCACATACAACACTTGATTTATCCTTACGGAATATAACTCCAGGTGCTGAAATAAGCATATCATTTGATTCGATTAAATGGAGAATATCTCCTACTTTAACTCGAGAACGAGACAATTGCTTATTTGCTTTTACTTTTTCAATTTCAACCTCTTCATTAGGATCCATTGCTCGTAATTCCTTAAGTGACCATTGGTTATCATATTTATCACGATTTACAATACGTCCTACAAGGGTTTCAATACCTATATTAAGTGAACGAATAATTGAAGGATATAGTGAAGTAAAATCAAGATCAATAACCCATTCATATAATCCTGGGTTAGGGTCTTTTAAGTAACCACCAGCATATTCTGCTAATGATTTAATTTCCTCATACTCCGTTTTATCAATACGACCAGCCTTATATTCAAATTCTGCCTTTTTAACACTAATATCTCTTAAGGATGGATTATAAGTAGTAGGTTTATTAGGAGAAACAATACCTTTACGTTTTAGGTAAGTTAAAATTGCTCCATCATTTAATACAGTTGAATAATAAATTGATTCATAAGTTGTATGACATAAATGACCAATTGTAACCGTTAGTTCAATAAATTTCATTACCTGTTCTAACTCAACAATTATTTCAACATCTCGAATGTTATAATCAATAAATTTATTTACATCTTCTTCAAATAATCTATCGAGTGAACCTTGATATTCAATTTTATCTAACTTAACATATTTATTGCCTATTTCCCCTAATCGGTATGTTGGTTCTTGTTTAGTAATAAACTTTTTAAATAACAACATATAATCAAGATGATTTAAACCACCAATTGTAATTGGATTATCTGTGTTATATTCGTTATATGTTACTTTACGAATTGGGGATAAATACAATGCTACTTCCTCACCACAAACTAATCGGATGCGGTTGTATAGATAAGGCATATCGAAAAAGGCACTATTCCATCCTGAAATTATAGTAGGGTCTAAATCAATCCAAATATCTAAAAAACCACTGAGTAGATCTTGCTCAGTTGAATAAGGTATAATTTCCTTATCATCGTTTATAGTTTTAGTCATTTTGCCTTTATCATCTAAAATCAAACAATAGTATTTTTTACTATTATTATCATATAAGGCAATAGAAGTGATTTTACCTTTAGGATCACGAATATTTGAAGGTGTAAGAGCACCTGCAATTTCACACTCAATATCTAAATAAACTATATTATGATAACTTGGGGTATCATCAGATTCATAATACATATCCACTAAAAGACGAGTATTTCTATCTACATCCTTTTCATAATATTTAGGATCTTTCCAGTTATCCATTCGTTTAACTGGGGATACTTTTTCTCCGTGTAGGGTTTCGAATTCACCATCTATATCAGCAGCATAAAACGTAGGCCAGTATTGAAAATGTTTCCAACCTTTTTTATCATCTCTAAGATAGTAGTGTTTTTCGTCCCTATCATAATAGACAGATTGATACATTAAAAGAATTTTTTAAGGTCCGGTCTAAAATAGTTAATGTTTTTCATAACTTTTTTGTCACGTGTTCTATAGACAATAAAATATTCCCCAACCTTTTCGTAGTGACACGGTTCATTTTGCTCTTGGGAACGTCTTTCCACTGTTTGTTGTGCTTCCTCTTCACTAACACAAGCCTTTGACATATTCGACGCTTGTACTTCTTGATAGGCGTCCCATAACTTATCCTTAAGACCATGTAACATAGCTCCGTTACCAATCGAGACGTAGGCAATGTCACATAAAGCATCAAGAACTTCAACAATGTCTCCTGTTTCACAAGCGTGTTTGTACTCTTCAAGTTCTTCAAGGATGAAATCGTAAACAAACATCCATTCTTTTTCCTCTGGTATAACTGGCTCATAGTTATTTGGTTTGCCCATTGTGGTGTTAAATGTTTCTACTTCACTTACAAAAGGAACATAATCTCCTTTAAATTGGTTTGCAATTTTTTTAGCAGTAATAGAAGCCCATTCTGACTCGGGTACCATACTTAGTTGATCTCTATCTCTTAGAGAATTTAATAAACCTAAACTGTTTAGAAGTGCTACTTCTACTTGTTCTTCAAATTGTGTCATAACTTTTTATTATTTAACGAAATATAAGAAAGGAGATTGGATAAACCAACCTCCTTTTTAAAATAATTAATGACCTTTATTATAATTGTTGGTCATTTTTGTAAACTCTACAACCACGTCCCTCTACAAATCTTACAGCATTACCAATATGGGTTGGAAATTGTTCTTCTTCAATATCTGAAGAAAGAGGAAGAGAAGCATCTGGGTAATGGTGTTTAACACTATCAATAAACCCAGCATCATCTGAGGTTCCCCATATTTTGATTTCGTTGTTTTCAACCCATGCTACTGTATACATGGAATCCATGGTTTGGATTTGATGAGTTGATTCATCACAGATAATAATCTGGTTTGATTCGTTTAATCTTAGGTAAATCATATTTTATTTTTATTATAAATATTATACTTGATGTCCTCCGTTATTTATTTTTAGACTATCAAAAAATTCTTTTCTAGATAGGTTATTATTTTCTCTAAATACACCTGATGCTTTGGTTGTAACCATTGAAGCACCCTGATGTTTAACACCTCTACAACTTACACAATTGTGTCCTGCAACAATAGTTACAATAACACCTTTATTACCTTCTGTAATTTTATCTACAGCATTATGGATAGCTGATGTTAGTTGTTCTTGGATAGCACCCCTACGACCAAATAATTCTACAATTCTATTTAGTTTAGATAAACCAATTACTTGACCTTCATCTCCAGCAATATAACCAATGTGGACTACACCTCCAATAGTTTGGTGGTGATGAGAACACATTGATGTAAGTGGAATATTTCTTTCAATAATGATTCCATCATAACCATCTGAAGGGAATGATGTAATTGGAGACATTGCTGTATAACGTCCTGCCCATAAATCATTTACGTATGCTTTAGCTACACGACGAGGAGTTTCCATTGAATTTGGGTCGTTACGCCAGTCACATTTTAGGGCATCTAAAAACTTACCATAAGCCTCTTCGGCTTCATCAATCATTGATAATTTTTCCTTCTCGGTGAATGGGAAACCAGGTGCTACACCATTAGCAAAACCTACTTGTACCACTTCTAATTGTTCGTGGATTTTTCTACGTTTATTTTCCATTAATTATAACTTATTTTGTATGAATATACGAAACTATTTTACAAAGCCCAAATTGAGGGTAGATTTCTCATGTTTCCATTTTCATCATCTAACCCATAACCTACAATCCATTCTTCATCAATATCAAATGCGTGGTAGCATTCTTGAGGTGGGGTAGGTGATGTTTTTCTAACAATAAGGGTAACGATTGAGATAGAGGCTGGTTTTTTAACTTCTAGATAATCAGTAATAGCTTTCATTGTATTACCTGTATCATAAATGTCGTCTACTATGTAAACGTGTTTACCTTTGATAGGTGTTTCTAAATCTTTTGATATAACTATATCGCCTTGTTTGCGGTTTATATACGATTTAACGCGCATAAAATCACATTCCATGTCAATCGGTGTGGTACGAACTAAATCGCTGTAGAACGCAAAACATCCATTTAATAAACCTACCATTACAACAGGAGTTTTATCTCCTCTGTGTTTATCGGCGATTTGTTTACCGATAATTTTAGTTTTGAATTGAATGTCTTCAGCTGTTAATAACTCTTTCATCGTTTTCCTCCGTAATATTCTTTAGCGTGACCTTCGTTAATTAAAATTCTATTAACACTTATCTCTGGAAGGTTTGGGTTGTCATTAAAGGTGTTCTCAACAAAGATTTCTCCTAAACAACGACCATATTTTCCTACCCCATGGGATACTAAAATAAATTCATTTTTATTTAATTCTAAAATTTCAATTAAACGAGCTTTAGCTGCTAATCCTTTTTTCTTTTCTTCTTTATTTCGAGTTCTAGATTCCCAAGCATCCATCCCCATCATTCTAATTCTAACTTTTTTCCAAGTATCGAATCCTAAATCAATTAGGGCATCAACTGTATCTCCATCTACTACTCTATCTACTGTGGCGTGGTAAGTATACATTATTTATTTCTTTTATTTACACAATTTTTACATAACATAGCTGTATAAGCAGGACCTACACTAGACATAGGAACATTATATCTAAGAATAGTTTTGTCAGGAATGCTGTTAAGGCAATCCTGACAAACTGTAGTTAGCTTAGGTTGTTTTTTAGCCATTATACTCCTCTCTTAGTATCAAAGGCAATGATATGATCTCTACCTGTCATATTGTAACCTTTTTCAGCACACATCTCAAATACTAAAGGATACATTTCTACTAATGTTTCTCTAGTATCTCCAGCGGGCATGACATAGGTTTTGTCTTTAGGAATATTGAGCTCTTGTCTGTAAGCTTCGATTTCAGCGAGGCCTTCATCAGTCCCATCCCACACAGGCTTATAATGATAGTCAGTATGATAATCAATACTCGTTCTAATGGCTTCAGTATTAAGGCGAAGACGATTGTGCGTTTTAACCATCTTTTCATCTGTGATAGATCCATTGGGAGTAAGGGCGCCAACAACAGGGACACTATTACTAAACTTAGGTGAGATAGAAAGGAGACCAATCGGATGATCGGTTTCGAGGAAATGAGAGCCTTCAGTCTCGATAGTAATAAGTATTCCTCTTTCATTAGCAAAATGTGTTAGTTCGTTTACTAGTTTTGGGTGCATTGTTGGTGAACCCCCAGTTAACATCATTTCTTTGACGTGAGGATTCTCATCA